GATGTTGATTGGTACGCGCAAGGCGGTATCATGTCACGTCCCACTCTTTTTGGAGGTGGCGAAGCTGGCGCAGAAGGTATCATCCCTCTGGATCCATTCTGGAAAAAGATGGACAAGATAGCAGAGAACACAAGAGGAGGCACGGTCATCAATGTTACCGTGAACGGTGCGGACAATCCGGAACAGTGGGCAACGCGGCTTGTGAGGCAAATGGAGCTGGAAGTGAGGACGGCGTGATATGGCAGTGACAAAGAATGTTCACAAAGAATTAAAGACTAAAAAACCAAGCGGACTCACCATCACGCGAAGCGGCAACAGCTTTGTGTGCCAGTGGAAGATTTCCGACGCGAATTATGGCGACGGGCAGCTGTTCTGCTACAAGTTAGGCAACGGTTCATGGGTATCGGTCGATGTCGGAAACAGAGCGACCAGCAAGACCATCACCATCAACCCTGCTCTGTATTATCCAACCACGCAGAAGGTGCTGACCAGTGTGCAGTTCCGCGTGCGCGGTATACGGTCATCCTGGCAGGAGACAAAGGGGACAGTCCGCACATACTATTACTACAGATTTTCTGATTGGTCGTCCAAGACATATACCATCTCCAAGCCATCCGCTCCGTCCTTATCCGCTGGTCTCTCATCGACCTTGCAGAATACGTCAACGTTCACATGGTCGGCGGCGAATGACAGCAAGGCGGCGGCGTTTTTCAGTAATGTCGAATACCAGACTATCCGCGTCTGGGACAACAACACACGGAGCGGTGCAGCTCTGAACTGGGGCGCGGCGACAGCGACCAAATCTGCAAGCGGCTCGGAGACCATCACGGAGAGTAACGCGGAGGTCGCGGCACACGCCGTGATCAGATGGGTGCGTGTGCGGTCGAGAGGTCCGGCCGGATATTCCGCGTGGGCATACGCATGGCACGTCTATGCAAGACCGTATGCGGCTAATGTCCTGTCGGCAACCGCACGGAACAGCACGACAGGCGGATACCAGTGCAGTGTGACATGGAACGCACAGGCGAGCTGGTCGCACCCGATTGACAAAACGGTCGTGCAGTACGGTTTCGGCGTCCCCGAAACAGGAACGACTTGCTCAGACTCTGTAAGCTGGCAGGACGCTAGAACGGTGGCGAACACTACGGGCGCAAACGCGGCTACGTTTTCCACTGGTCAGCGTGTCGGCGTGAATCAGTGCATGTGGGTGCGAGTCAATAATCAGCACGATGACGATGTGACCGCGGGGACACCTTTCCTGGTCGAATCGGGTGCACTTTCTGACCCGACAGGACTCAGTGTTGATTACAATACGAGCACGTACAGGGCGACCGTGACGGCGACTAACAACGTCAGTATCGGTGGCAGTTTCCTTGCGGTTTACTACTACAGTGATCAGTACCCGAACGGGTTCTGCATCGGAATCATCCCGAGCGGTCAGACATCCATCACAGTGCAGTGCCCGGCATACACAGGCGCGGTTGCATTCGGCGTGATAGCAGTGGTCGGAAGCTATACGACAGGCACAAGGGTGAGCGGCATCACGACCTATGCGGTCACGGCTAAGATGCGGTCGGCGGTCGTCAGAGACGGCGGCTCCGTCCCTGTTCCGCCCACGGGCATCACGCTGACGCAGACGGATACGGTCGGGACTGTGCGAGTCACATGGAACTGGACTTGGACCGCTGCCACGGCGTGTGAAATCTCATGGGCAGACCATGAGGACGCATGGGAGTCGACAGAACAGCCGTCAACATATGAAGTCACGAACCTTCATGCTTCTGCTTGGAATGTCGCAGGACTCGACACGGGCAAAACGTGGTACTTCCGTCTAAGGCTGTCCACAGACACGGACGGGCAAAACAAGACGTATGGCGCATATTCAGCCACGTACAGCATCGACCTTGCATCTGCGCCTGCAATCCCAGTGCTGACGCTCTCACATGGTGTTATCACGGAAGACGGAAGCGTGACGGCGTCATGGTCGTTCACGTCTGGAGACGGAACCGCACAGGCGGAAGCTATCATTGCGGAAGTCAGCGGAAACGTTTACACAGAACGCGCACGAACACGCACAGCGCAGTATGTGAGCATCTCCGCGCAGGAGTCGGAATGGAGCACGGGCGAGACTCATGCTCTTGCGGTCAAGGTCATCTCTGCTTCCGGCAGAGAATCGGGATGGAGCGACCCCGTAAACATCAGCATCGCGGAAGCCATCAGCATCGACATCACGCAGACATCACTTGTCGAGCAGACAATCACGACCGAAGAAGTCGAACGCACGGTGCTGTCCCTTACTCAGATGCCGATGACCATCACGGTCACGGGAGCAGGATACACAGGCGTAACGTCTGTGATCATTGAGCGGTCCGAGGACTACCATCTCGACCGTCCCGATGAACGTGACTACAACGGCTTCGAGGGCGAAACGATAGCTATACGTACGTATACGGGCGAAGGACAGACGACCATCACAGACGCCGATTTGCTCGGACGTTTGGACGATGGAGCGGCTTATCGCATAATCGCAACGGTGCAGGATGACTACGGACAGAGTGCAGAAGAGACGCTCGACTTCGAAGTGCATTGGGCACATCAGGCAATCGTGCCCGAAGCGACGGTGCAGATTGATAATGACAACCTAATTGCAAAGATCGTGATCGGCGAACCTACGGGGACAGCTACTGGCGACCACTGCGATATTTACAGACTTTCCGCGGACCGTCCCGAACTGGTCTACGCAGGTGCGGAATTTGGTGAGACGTATGTGGATCCATATCCTGCGATCGGTGAGCATGGCGGCTATCGCGTGGTATACGTCACTGCGAACGGCGATTACATCACACAGGACAACGAATTCGCATGGATTGACATTGGGGGCGGAATCGAGGCGCGTGAAGCAATCCTCGACTTCGGAGAGGCAAGAATCCGACTTGATAAGAATGTGGACGTATCCAACGACTGGAGCAAAGAGTTCACCGAGACAAAATACCTCGGCGGCTCTGTGCAGGGTGACTGGAATCCTGCTGTATCACGGTCCTCGAGCGTGTCTGCAGCTAGCGTAACGACGGATGATCAGGACGTCATCCGCGATATGCGGCGGCTTGCGGTGTTCACAGGCATATGCAACGTCCGCACACCGGAAGGCTCAAGCTATCACGCGAATGTGAACGTCTCCGAGAGCATCGGATATTCGTCCGCAGGCAAGATTACAACATACAACCTCAAGATAACGCGCGTGGACGCGGAAGGTCTTGATGGTATGCCACTGGACGAATGGATTGACGGAGGTGCTTAATAATGGACTGGTCAAAAGGCTATACATCCACATGGTACGCCGTCATCCTCGACCCCGTGACTTGGCGCGAGACGGAACGCATTGAGATAATCGGCGGAACCATCAAGCGCACGCAAACGGGACTCAGAGCGTCCGCAGACATTGACGTGAAGCGCGCACTCGGCGGCATAGAACAATGGGTGCGCGTCTACATGGATACGGCGCAGAATGGCGAATATGGGCACGTCCCTATGTTCACGGGTCTTGCATCGTGTCCAAAACGGGAAACGAACGCGAACACGTCCGACCGCTCGCTGAACTGCTACAGCGTCCTGCAACCGGCGAAAGATATCCCACTGCAGCGTGGATGGTACGCGATGCAAGGCGCGGATGGTGCGGAACTGGTGCAAGACCTCTTGTCCGTATCTCCTGCTCCGGTCGTCGTGAACGGCGTCTCTCCGATGCTGTCGACGACTATCGTGGCGGAAGACAATGAGACAAGACTCAGCATGGCGGAAAGGATCCTTTCCGTGATGGACTGGACGATGGTCGTGCGCGGTGACGGGACGATAGTGCTGCAGCCATTCAGTGCGGAATCGGCAGCAGTATTTGACGCAAGTGACTACGACATCATCGAGGCACCCTTGTCTGTCAAAGAAGACTGGTATTCGTGTCCAAATGTCTACATGGCTGTCTCCAACGACCTCACAGGCATCGCAAGGGACGACAATTCGAATAGCCCCATGTCCGTAGCAAGGCGCGGCAGAGAGGTGTGGAAGATTGAGACCGGCGTTGCACTGGCATCGACCGAATCCATCGCGGAATACGCGCGCAGGGCACTGGGTGAAGCGCAGCGGATACAGATGGAAGTCAGTTACAGCAGACGGTACGTACCCGATGTGTACCCATCCAATGTGGTCACGCTCCACTATCCTGAACAGAGCGTGGACGGTGATTTTATCGTGCAGAGTCAGTCAATTGATATTGGAAGCGGCAAAACATCTGAGACGGTTGTGGCAAACACGGAATGGAGCAAGGTATGAATCAGACTCAGATTCTGCGCTCACTGATGGAGTCGATGCAGGAAGCATCACGACCCAAAACGAGCGCATACGATACAACAGCGACCGTCAGGCGCATCGAAGACGGTGTGGCATGGGTGCACATTCCCGGAGGTGTGGATGAGACACCTGTAAAGCTGACCATTAACGCTAAAGTTGGCGACACGGTACAAGTGAGAGTTTCGGGCGGCACTGCTTTTTTGGTGGGCAATGGTACTGCCCCACCGACGGATGATGCGACGGCTATCGTTGCACAGAAAACCGCGGATGGAGCGGTGGAGAAAGCAAGTAATGCGTCAGAAGAGGCGGCGCGTGCAAAAGAGTCAGCAGATATAGCGGCATCGGCGGCAGACAGTGCTCAGCGGAGTGCTGATAACGCAGGGGAATATGCGGCGCGAGCACTTGGGAATCTGTCCACGGTGCAGAGCGTGGCGGAAACCCTTACATGGATCACTCAGCACGGAACGATGACGCTCACCACGGACACAGAGCTTGACCCGACACACGTATATTTTGTGCAGGACGCGAATGGCGATTATGTGGTGGGCAACACTCACTACAGTATCGTCAAAGAGCCGTCTGCGGATGACTTGGCAAGTTACTATGTCTTGTCGATTGATGAGAGCTTGCAGAACTATGTGGGAACGCACCTTGCGCTTACTGGTGAAGGGCTTTGGATACTGCCCGAAACAAACGGCTATAAGGTTCTTGTGGCAACTGGGGGCGGTACTCAGTACACAACAGCGGGCACGTATATCATAGATGCGGGCGGTGATACGGTTGCAATGTTTGGAGCAGACGGAGCAATGATTGGAAAGCGGCGGCAGACCAATATTCAAATCGCACCAAGTTACGCTGTAATGCACGCTGTTGATGGAAGTACCGCACTGAAAACAACTTTTGAAGGGGTAAGAACAGGAGATGGCGATGTTAAATATGGTGTAAGAATTACAGACCCAAACAACCGCTCATTCATTACAATTACTCCCGTAACAGAAACAACTGATGACGGCATTGTTTTCAACAAAAAACTTCGTTACCATTCGGAGATGTACGAATACTCGTACTATGTTGGCGAAGGTTCACTTCGGATTGACAAAAGAGGAGTAATCATACAGGGAACGAACTCCGATGATTATTGCCTAATCAACTGGAACGGAACGATCAAGACCGCAGACGGCTTTTCGTCGCTGGCCACTGCTGACGCTCTCAACAATCCGCCACTGTTTTGGAAAACTGGAACCGCAACTGGGACGCTATCGTCTGATAACCAGTGGCTCAACACTACGTTTGCCTTTCCGTCAAAAGCAGGATACAGCCGCCATATCATCAGGACATCCGTTAATACATCGGGAGCGGTGGTAACTGGATACAGCGTTGAGAACGAGACTAACTATGTCTCGTTTAGGATGCACAGGTTTTCTGGAAGCGATGTCAGCGTCACAGTGACTTTCGTCGCGGCGTATCTTAAAGATTCGTTGCAGTGGTAAGGAGGATTTATGGATACATCAAAAATCATCCGTGCCGTGGTTGGGGGTGGAAGGTACACGACCACAGCCCCGCTGATGAAAGAAGACCACGGCATATATCTCAAAATTGAGGGCATCGACCTGCCTGCAACATATGAGGTGGATTTTTCCAATGAGCGGAAGAACGGAACCTCTGTCACTATGGTTGGTAATGCTGACGGGGTGCTGATTCCCACCCAGTTTATCAAGACCGGGAAGGACATTTTTGCTTTTCTCTATCATGTCGGGGAAGACTACGGAAAGACCGTTTATACCTTCTGTATTCCGAACAGAGTACGCCCCGACCGCACGAACGAACAGCCCGAACCCGAACAGCAGAGCGTGATTGATCAGACGATAGCGGCACTGAATACCGCAGTAGCTAAGACCGCACAGGATGTCATTGATGCTGACGCATCGGCTCAGAGTGCTGCGGAGAGTGCTGATTTAAGCGGATTATCCGCAAGGTCGGCGGGTGAATACGCATCACAGGCGAGCGCATCGGCTACCAGTGCGGCACGGAGCGCACAGCAGTCGAGCGCATCGGCAAGCACGGCAAACAGTGCGGCAACATCAGCGAGTGCGAGTGCAAGCAGTGCGGCTACAAGCGCAGACAGAGCGGAACAGGCGGCGGCGCAGAGTGGCTATCTGTGGTTTTACATCGAGAACGGCAAGCTGTACATGGACAGGACAGCCAATACGCAAGTCGACTTTTTTATGCGTGACGGCAAGTTATACGTGGAGGAAATAGCATGAGTAAATTTATCGGAGACGTGTCAGCTTACGCCTATGCGGTGAGCAAAGGCTATACGGGCACGGAAGAGGAATTTGCAGAGTTGATGGCAAGCTATGCTGATGTCGGACAGACGGCGGTCGATGCGGCGGAGAGCGCATTAGACTCCAAGACAGCCGCACAGACTGCGGCAAGCACGGCAACCACAAAAGCAAGCGAGGCAAGTCAGAGCGCATCTGCGGCACATACGGACGCGGAGTCAGCGGATCAGTCCGCATCACAGGCAAGCACATCTGCACAGACAGCAAGCACTAAGGCATCTGAGGCAAGTCAGAGTGCATCCACAGCAACCGAAAAAGCCACAGAAGCGACTACAGCGGCGAGTAATGCGACCACAGCTAAAGACGATGCAGTGACTGCCAAAAACGCCGCTCAGACAGCACAGGGAAAGGCAGAGACGGC